AACTATAAGAATATAAGGATTTTCTAAATCTACAGACATCTTCTCTTGGTTAGTAGCAAAATATGGAGATAAGTATCCTCTGTCAAATTGCATTCCTTCTACAACATCCACATAGGTTTCCATTCCTTTTGCTTCTTCTACAGTAATAACACCTTCTTTACCCACCTTTTCAAAAGCTGCAGCAATAAGATTACCTATAACATGATCATTATTAGCAGAAATACTAGCAACTTGTCTGATCATATCAGAAGACTTATCCACTGGTATGGTATTATCTGCTAAATGATCCACAATAGTACTTACTGCTTTATCTATTCCACGTTTTAAATCCATAGGGTTAGCGCCTGCAGCAACATTCTTTAATCCTTCTGAAACAATTGCCTGAGCTAAAACTGTAGCTGTTGTAGTTCCATCACCAGCCAGATCATTGGTTCTACTTGCTACTTCTTTAACCATCTGAGCACCCATATTTTCTAATGGGTCCTCTAATTCTACTTCTTTAGCTACAGTAACACCATCTTTAGTTACTTGTGGTCTACCATAGGATTTAGAAATAACTACGTTTCTTCCTTTAGGGCCTAGGGTTACCTTAACTGCATTAGCTAAGGCATCCACACCATTTTTTAAGCCATTCCTAGCTTCTATATTAAATTTGATTTCTTTTGACATTTAAAATAATTTTAGTTGATTTGTATTTACTGTTAATATACTATTAATCTCTGCTTCAATAGCTTGCATATAATATAGCTTATCTATATTATAGTCAGACCATTTAGGAGCCACTTTCATCTTATTAAAGACTGTTTGTACCCATCTACCTGCTTCTAATTGAATCTCACGCCCGTCATTTTTGTTGACTTTAATAATCTTTACACCATCTTTAGATATAAAATATCTATTAATTTTCTGCAAAGACTCTTCATTAAAGGAACCATTTTTTATACTACGAGCTACTTGTTGCCAATCACCTTTTGATTTACCGCCTATACAGTAATCAAGAATATTTTTATTCTCTTCTAAGTAATCTTCTGGTAGTACATCATTAACAAAGTATTGATATATGGCCTTTGGGATCACTAGCTTAGACTTATTCTTATGTAACTGCAGGTTATGAAAATCAAATCTACCTTTAAGCTTAACAGGGGCAAAGCTAAACTTATCATTCTCAACCTTAAATAGGTAATGAGGCTGACTCTGTTTAATCTCTCTCCACTTAGTAATGTCAACGTTTACAAAGTTGTTTACACCAATGTAATTATTAACATCTGAAAGTACCAATTTTTGGTATTCATCATGTTCTAAGTTTAAACTTGTAGTGCGCTCCCATTCTTCACATATTTCCATATATAAATCATAGTGCTCTCTAGGTATAATAGTTTCTACACCATCTGTGTTTTGCAATAAAGCAATTGCACCAGGTATACGTTCCATTATTTGCTCATACAACATCATCAGTGTCAACTGACCATTAATTGTAATTCTCATACATAACTCAGGATCATAAAAGAAGCTGTTTATATCATTGCTAAGACCAAAAGTAGAATTAAGTATAATCTTATATACATAATTCATTGGATTGCTCTTAGGTATCTTCTTACGCTCCTCAAAGAACCACTCATACTGGTCACAAAATGCTTCTTTTGGGAAATGACCCGGAGACCATTGATTTTTAATAGCAAGATTAGGGTAAAAACTAGTAACATCTGATGACATAATAATCATATCATCTGAGCTTTCATAAACACCTTTAGCCGCTGCACCGTGTGCACCACCTAATCCAAAATGAGTCTTAACATTTTTGTACAAGATGTTGTACTTAAAACTACCCTTTAACTTAGATGCATCTATCTCAAGTGATTTAAACCTTTCATGTAGTAGTTTAAACTCAGGAGATGTAAATGAGATGTATGGTAATATTATATCTTTAACTTTTATGGTATCCCTATGAGTTCTCATTTGTTTAAGATTTCTCATTGGTATATTTAAGCTTCTAGATAAGTAATAACCAAATATTTCTTTACTGATCCTTGGTTCTGATGCACTAAACATGTTAATGTCATAAGTTGCAGTTAGTTCTTTTCTTAGGCCAACCTGAGACTTAGATCTATTATATATTTCTTTTGTAGATCTAACATCATTAATGCAATATTCAAGGATAATATCTATTTCTTCTTGAGTTTTTATTTCTGTCTCATGATGAATAGGCATATCTAGAATGTTTTCCCAATCCATACTATACTGGATCCATTTAAGACTTGAACGTTTAGCTGGATTATCCCAATGATGTAATTTAAATATGTCTATCTGACCTATTTGCATCTTCCATTGAGGGTAATCACTGAATTCTTTTGCATTAGATTTTTGAATACAACGTTGGGCATACTTATAAATGATTTGAGCAATTTGACAACCACTTAAATCAGACCACAAAAAGTGATTATCTATTATATAATGAGTGACTTGGCCATCAAAAGCTAATCCATTGTAGGATATATGCCACTCTCTGTTGTTAATATTTTCTTCAAGGAAACTTATGAAACTATCTAAATCATTACGCAGGTCATGAACAACAAAGATTTTCCTTTCAGTAGTCTTATAGTGTTCAAATACCCCGGTAAAACAATTAGATAAAGTCTCATAGTCCATTACCCAATGTTTCATGTTTGTACTTTTAAATATTAGTGCCAAAAAAACCCCAAATCAATGAGGTTTCTTTGTACCAGTCTAATAGGTGGATAGTATGGGAAGCCTATTAGCCCGGAATAATTATTTTAGAAGGTTCTGTCTTCTGTAAGTCTACAAAGAATTCTTCAACTGAAAAGTTATCAGCATTAATTGCAAACATATGAATGAATGTTTCTATATCAGCTCTATCACTAAGATAAAACTCAGAAAATGTATCTACCAATCTTCTTTCTTCTTTATGTGTCTTACCTGTTTGTGGATTTGGATTTTTTAACCTTTGCGGTTGACCATCATCATCCAATTTAGGTACCATATGATAAGATTGTTTCATCACTTTACTGATGACTGCTAATATGCCTGACGCTGGGTCAAACATGGCTTCTGTGTAAGGTGAGTCTAAGCTCACAGGAATTAAAGTAAATGATTTAGTATTTCTAAAAGTAGAATTTACTAACATCATGTTTTGTCCAATTTGGTTTGCCATAATTTATTATTTATTTGTCAAAGATATGGAACTATTTTTTAATAATTGATTAATAACATGATTATTATCAATTAACATTTCTTTGGTAAGATCAGGAGGAGTACATACTTCATATATATCTTCTACAGATTTTATATTTACACCTAGGAATTCAGCATATTCTTCATGCACACCTTCTGGTGTAAGAAATCCTTCAACGTATGATCCAATCTTATCTTGTGTTCCAAAGAAATCTATTATACTAATTTTACTATTTAAACTGTACTGAGAATATTTACCTTCAAGGAATTTTTTATAGTCAGATTTAAACTTTGTAAAATCATAAATAAACAAGTGCTTGTTTTCTTTTAACTCTATCACTTCTTCAAGCAATGAATGTTTCATTAAGTTGTTGTTTACAAAACTATTGAACTTTGGGTTTTTTTTTGTTGTGTAAACACATAAAAACTTAAGGTCATTTGTAGAATAGACATTATCCCATGCAACATACGTTTGTATTGGTACACGGGTAATGCCTTTCTTTATTTCTAGTAAAGGATAAAGAAATACTTTGCTTTTTTGAAAATATTCTAAATATACACCCATACTATAATTTAACCTTTTCTATTAACAAATCATAAGGTAATGAATAGTTTTTCTCACTGTAATGATAATCTGCAATCTTTAAAACACCACCTAAACCCTCAGCCCATTTGACCATTGACTCTTGTGATACTTCATAAACATATACTTGATTATACTTATCAATGACTATAAACTTAAATGTTACTGTGTAGTCATCTCTATCTTGTCCAAGAGAATCATATACCATTTTAGAGTATATAGCTGCCTGTAACCAATAGTTATAAAAGTCAACACTTTCAGAAAAATTATCTACAGTCTTGCCGGATGTTTTGAGGTCACATATTGTAACTGTCTTTGTCTCAGTGTCAACTGTATAATAATCAACATAGCCATGTAAACCAAAAGCAAATGTCTCTAACTTAGATTTAAGATATTCTTCTGCATGCGTGGATATTGGATCTAAATCAAAATCAGTTGATTGATTTTTAAATAAACTCATAACCTCTTCATTAGCTTTTATAACTTCAGCTTTAGCAGTACAGTCTAATAATGTATCTTCATTAATGACATCTACATTAGTATTAGATAAGAATTCCCAATAAGGTTCAAACTCTTTTTTTATGATCTTTACAATACGTTGTTCATCTGTTTTAAGAGATTGATACAAATTCATTTCTTTGAGTGAATCCAATACTATTTCAGATGGAACATCAAATAACAATTTTGCATCAGTATATAAAGACATGTTTTTTAGGACCTTTCTAACACTATCTGATGGTGCTTTACCGGGTACAATGTTAAACTTTTTGTTTAAGTTTTCAGGTTCAAATACTAAACAATGCACAAGTTTACCTTCTACTAAATGCTTGTCAGTTCTGATCTCACGATCTTGTAAAATATAGTCCTTATAAAATAAGGATGGGGAAAATAATAATTTGTTAAGAGAAGAATAGCTAAATGCAAAATTCTTATTTGCATAAAACTCCTCTTCCCTTTCCATGTTTCTATTCATCTGAAATAATTTTATTAGTTAACTCTTCATTGATATATAGTGAATCTAAGTCTACCCTAAATACATCTGCACGTGGGCCAACTAGATTACCTAAAAATGTTTTATGAAGCTTTTCTTTGGTACTATCCACAGCAAATTTACTTAATTTTCTGTCAGTAGCCAAAAGATTTAGATACTTATTGAAAGAGTAAATAGCTTGAGTGTTATGGTTTCCCTCATAAGATTTCATTCTTTTTCTAAAAGCTTTAACGTTAACTGTGTTCCAGTTTGTAGTAGCCTTAAGCCAATCATAGTGCCAGAAATAAATACCAGATACCACATCAAAAGATTTTTCAATATTGGAGTTAGCCAACATCTCTAAAGCTAATGATCTATTATCTATGTCACTACTAGTAACCATCTTTTCTACCTCATCAAACTTTTCATTTTCTAAAACAGCAAGGTCTTCATCTATTATAGCACATACATCAATGTCTGCAATAAGATCAACACCAGAATTTATTATGGTGTTATATGTATCATAGTTCTCTTTTGGTAATATCCAATCATGACCTCTATCTTCTTTCCTGTTGGCTTGTGATATTTGTTCTACAAACTCATACATTTTTATTGCAGTAGGATCAGATTCTGACCAATCTTTATTATACTTAAAAGTAACTCTATATGTAGTATCTGTTTGAGACATAAAATCTCTTAGTTCAGTTAGTGCAGAGTCAGATAATAAATCTGAATTTTTAAGTTCTGATAAAATACCATAGAGCTCTACATATGAAATAGAATTTCCCCATTCTCTATTAACTAGTTTATCAAAGAACTTCATAGATACAATACCTATGTCAGCTTTATTTATATCTCTAATAACTTTACAGTTAAACTTCTCTTTTAAAAGATCTACTTTCTGTCTAGGTAAATCCAATCTTGGATACCTATAGATTTTTTTATCTTGCAAGTCAACAGAATCTACAAGGCCTGGTACACCAAGCTTTTGCATATCTTCTGCTCTAACTTCCCATGAATTACTGCAATAAACATGCATACCATCAAGAAAGTTCCATTTAAATGCATTTCCTGTTAGTCTACCATTGTTATCTATATTAGCAGCTTGACAATTAATTTCTATACTTACTCTTTTTTTCATTTCTTTAAATATTTTTGATATTCTTTTTTAACAGCTACTTTAAATGTATAAAGATCTCTGTTGTGAATGCTTATTTCTCTCCTCACTATAGGCTCAAGATATCTAAATGATACTTTATCAAGTTTATCTTGATCCTCTAACCATAGTATCATGTCTTGTGCACTTTTATGGGTAAAAAAATTAAAGTTTGATGCTTGCAACCAATATTGCAAATCTTTATCTCTATTGTCTGCATATGTTATACTACTACAGTCTTGAGCAAACTGCCATAATAAATGATAGTTTTTCTTATAATCAATAGTAGGAATAATTTTAAGAGCTAAAGCCTTATCATCACCATAAGCATTCAGTTGTGCTTTTAAATCATTAAAAAGCTCTTCATCAAGAGTCATTTTAGTAGCAGATGCATGTAACACAGTTTCAGGATCAATAACACTAACGTCTGTGGTATCAATTATATGCGCTAAATTTATAGCCATACCAGTAATCATCCAGTTATCATATAGACTATCTTTTATATCTATATCATAATATCTTACATTGTCTGTAATTTTAGGTGTAATAATACACTCTAAATTAGAATCTGATACTTTTTTAAGAACACCCATTTTTGTTGCATCTCCTATTGTAGTTTCATAATTCCATATCTTATTCATCATTATTGTAGATGGGATATTTTCCGCATTCTGTAATGTATTAGCAGTAATGTCTTCATGACCTATAATTAAATCTGCTAATTCATAATCATTTGTTACAGTTATACCATGCTCTTTAAGAGCAGCTTTTAATCTATCTTGTGATGCATTACACTTAGGTAATATAAAAGCTTTCTTTTTGGTTCTAAAAGTTTGGTCATCCTCTGTGGGTACCGTTAGTATAGTATTTATTTTCTCATAAGTTGTTTGATCTTGAGTACATAATACTTTATTAACATCCTCTGAACCAGAAAGGACACCATAAATAGTGTCCTTTTCTAGTCCAAAGTAAGCTAAAGCATCAGCATCAAAATCTTGATATACTGATTTATTTGCCATTTTATTTCATTGTCATTTGGATGATCTCTGGAACCATCATCAATTTGTTAAACTTCTTTTTATTACCATTAAAAATAGTACGTACAATTAAATACTTAAGATCATTGGTAAAATAATCTTTTGTACATAATGCTATTAATCTATCAGTCAACTTCTGAGTTATTGTATTCTCTTTAGAATGAACAACTGAGAAGTTACCCAGCCTTGTAGCCAGAGTAGATGCAATATCTGCACGGTACGTATCATCTTTACCAATACAACCTCTAAGCTCACCTAAGATGTATGCCTCATTATCATGAGTCAACAAATCTTTTGGTGTTACTAGCTTATCAAGCTTATTATTAATAAAGGTTGTAAACATAGAAGCAAACTCATCTCCAACACTACCTTCTCCAATCATTTGGATTAAAGATAAGTTATCCTCAAAATTATCAAAACTTGATATAGAGTTAAAGAAAGTTGTAATAGATCTTGCATTTGTTTCTTGCGTTACAAGTTCTGGATGAAGTAACAGGAAGTTAATACATCTTGTATCAATTCCTGCACCTTCAGCCCACTCTGCCCATACATTAACATCAAACTTAAGGTTTGCGGTTACATATCTAGTCTTCTGTGCACTATCTACACTGTTAACCATATAATCCCCGTTATCCGGATTTGCTGTCAAAATTATGTGCCAGTCTTTTGGTAGAGTCCATGAAATATAAGTTTGTCTGTCAATCAACTCCATCACAGCTTGAATAAATCTTGTGTCAGCTCTGTTCCAGTCATCTAATAATAAGATACCACCTTCTTTAGCGTCAGCAATCCATTCAGGTGCACAATAAGACATTCTATTCTTACCGGTCATCTTAAATCCTTGCTTAAGATATTCTTGTACTGCAAGCTCATCAACCCATTGACCAACTTTTTTTGTTACAGGACCCATTTTAGCTAAGTCAGCAGATGCTGCAGCTCTTTGTGCAGCAGTATAACTGATATCATCTAATTTCTTTGCTGGTACTATTTTCTCTTTGTACATCTGAAATTGACGTACAGGGAAACCAACTAAGTCACCCAACTCTTCTATCTGAGCTAGGTTTAACTTTACAAATTTTAGGTTATTTTCCTGAGCAAGCTCTACTATAGTAGAAGTCTTACCAATACCTGATTCACCTACAACTTCTACTGATACAGGGCTTTTATCACCCTTTTGTAAAAATCTGTTGTTTGTAATTATGTGATTTACAAATCCTTTTAACTCTGTTACATTTAAATTTACTTGTGCCATTTTCTATTAATTTAATTTTATTACTTGTCCTGGTAACTCATCATTCATATCAGATATACTACTAAGAACCCATAAGGTATTCTTAGGACAGTCATCTGGAGAATAAGCTTCACCATCTGTTAAATATACAAGAGCTGTATAAGCTCCTTTATTTTCATTAAAATGATCTATTACTGGTTGAAAACTAGTTCCACCACGACCGTGTATTTCCCAATCTTTCTTTGGATTAAATTCTACCACACTTCTTAAACTAGTGTCACACTGTGCAATTGTAATCTTATGACCTGTTTTATGCATATGAGCTAATTCACTAAAGAATTCTTTCAGCTCTTCATTATTTACAGATCCACTTGTGTCAACGCCAACTAGTATATGATTCTTGAATTTAATCTTAAGGCCTGGATTAGCAGCATAACGTTTATTGTATTTACGTCTCAGCTTTTTAGTATATACTATAGAAGAATTACCTACAAACCTTCTTAGATATCCTTTCCAATCAAACTTAGGCGGTTCAATATGTGTTAGCCTGCGTATCAAATCAGAAAGTTCACCTGGTATATTACCACATTTCTTTTCTGTTTGTTCAGCAGCTTCTTTTAATTGATGCTCAATTTGTTTTTGCATCAATTTTTTATCAGCTTCAGGCAATTCATCAAACTCTTCCCATGTACTATGACAATGTGGGCTATTACCATCCATAGTGTCCATTAAGCTATCTAATGATGGGCAAGACCCATCTTGTTGTGCTTGTTCTAAAAGCTCATAGTACTTTTTAGTACCTGCTTTAGTTGGAAGATTCAATTCAGGAAAACTTGATAATAATAATCCACCGGTTGGTAAATTACTTTCCAGTATGTACTGGTTAATTTCTAAATCAGCAGCTATATTAAATAACTTATGATCAGAATATAGATCTCTTAATAATAAATGACCAAATGCAATATGCAAAAGCTCATGTTTAATTAATCCAAATCTGTGATCTTCACTAAGATTATTAAAAAACTCTGGGTTTATAGTCAATTGCATACCAATACCTTTCTTGCTTACTCCTGCTGTAGGAATACGCTCACTGTATTGCTTATTGATACCAATTAAAAAGAGCCCGTAAAAGGGCTCTGTAAATATTAAACTTTTGGTTGTCCGTGCAACCTGATCTTGTATTTTTATCATTGATTCATAATTTTATCTAATATTTCTTTGTAAATAGATTCTGCTTTATAAAAATCTATATAGATATATAAAGCCTGCTTGCCAACTTCAGGCTGATCAATAAATTGAACTGCATCAGCAAACTTCTTTCTGTGTTTAAAAACTAATGCTTTATGCATAAGCAAATCAATAGCATCATCTTTATAATTATTCTTATAAATCTCCCAGGCCATCTCCTGATCATCAGGTAAACCTTGAAACATTTCTTTTAATTTAAAAAATTCATCTATTGTAATTACTTTGTAATTATCTCTATCCATACGCCTGGATTCTTCTTATCATAAGTATATTGCTCAAATGCAGGAATTATAAATTCTGCATTATCATCTTCTATCCAACCATACTTGACCATATCATCTTGCACTGTTTGTGCAGGATTTATATAATCAAATTTATGGCGGCTGCCTCTAATAAATTCAAAAGATATCTTAACTGGAAGCTCATGCTTCTTGAGTTCTTTCTTAAACTCTTCAGTATATTTAAGATAAATATCTTTAGTAGCTTTTCTGTAATTCATTACAGCTTTACTAGCAATAAAGTATTTACCTGTCCATCTTCTTCCATTCTTACTAGAAGGTACGTTTCCCGGTATAAACCATTTCATATATTATTTATTTAAGGTCTCTTTTAATAATGGCTTTAGCATACTATGCACTTTATCAAACCCATGCTCTTTCATAGCGTCTGATATGTCTTTACATATAGTTGGCACAAAACCATGGATTTTATATTCTTTTAAATATACTTCCACAGCATGCCTACCTGCGTCATCATTATCAAATAGAGTGATTACTTTTTTATACTTCTTCTTTAAGTGCTCTATAATATGAGGTTTAATCATAGTATTTTCTGAGTCAGGACTAATAACATCTAAGTTATAACCCATACTCTTTAAGCACATTGAATCCTTGAGAGATGAACAAATAACTAAATAAGGCTGTTTGTATGTCAACTGGTCCTTACCTTGTAAATATGGTTTTGCTTTATAAAATTTGTACTTCTTACTAAAAGGTTGATACATTTTATAAACTTCACCATTCTTATCAAAATAACCATAACACCACTTACTACCTATAGTTAGCTTTCTTATTTCACCTGAATCATCTTTAATTAAATTATAATAATCAATTGGTCTGACGTTGTACTCTTCAAGCATAGTTTTACCTATTCTAAAAGATAACCAAAACTTCCTATCCTCAGTGGTCCATTGTCTTTCTTTAATAAAGTCAATTTTCCATCTTGATTGAGGTGTAAACTTTGGTTGCACATATTCTGATGATCTAACATATTTATTATAGTCACTTACCATCCTTGTCATGGCTCCGTGGTATTCAAGATTAAATACAAGTTTAATTAGGTCTACTTTATTACCACTCTTTCCTGTTGAAAAGTCTTTGAACTTATACTGCATAATAGATTTATCTACATATATGCAAAAGCTAGGTGTTCTTTCATTAGGATTAAATATAGATTTAATCTTAACATCTTGACCAGTAAGCTGTTCAGGAAGATCTAAGTAATATTGAAATACCCAAGTACTTGGTACATCTTGTCCTTCTCCTACAATGTTTTTAGTGTTAAACATAAAATCAAAGATATTAAAAAGAAATGGGCCCAGCAATATACTGAGCCCACTCTTTCTAATTGGAGATATTAAAGTTCAAAGTCAGATCCTGCAGTAGGAGCTGGTTCAAAGTTATTAGCAGGTGCAGATTCTTTCTTTACCATAGGACGGAAATGATTAGTATCATTCTTGTCAAATGTAATAAGATTAGAATTTTCTGCATCTACTTCTTCAAGAGGTACACCCATTCTATTTCTCTTAGGAAGGAACAAATCATTATTTACATAACCTTCTTTGTTTTCCCATTCACGTGCACCCAAACATGCATTTACATATCCTGTTTGAGAACAAATTTTTGCAGCCTTAATCATAAAGTCTTCAATAGTATTTGCTTCAATAGCATCAAGCTCAGCTCTTTTACCAACTACTTCAGATAAGAAAACCATAGCCTTTAATACTTCTGTATCTCTGCTGATTTCATTACCATTGTTTAATGTAGCATCTTTAAATGGATAGGGTGAGAATCTAACTCTACCTACCTGGCCTGCATAACGTTCACCATTAGGATTGTTAACATCCTTTAAGAATCCATTAAATTCACCTACAATAGGCTCACTTTCTACATGCAATGTAATATTGTATGCATCCATATCATATGGTGTTTGATCAAATGTAATTGAGTTGATCATTACTTTTTGATTTCCTGTTCCAATAACTGGTTTTGTTCCACCTGATCCGGCAGACATGTCTTTAGTACTTAACATAATTTTTGATTTTAATTATTAATTTATTTGTTGTATTCTTCAATACAACTGGTTACAAATTGTAGGTCATTGGCAATAAACTTATCATCAAACATACCCATTGGTGATTTACATGTGTTCTCTCCGTTGTTTTGAGTTTCAAAACCATAGATAAGTTCACCATCATCATTTTTATTTACTTTTCCAAATAAAACAATAGAGAATAGGCCTTCCAAAGTTAAAGTGTTGTCAATCATTTTACCAACAGTTTTAGCTTTAATTTTTCTATTTCCATTTATATCAGTTGAATCTTCTGAGTGAGTCAAGAAAATAATAGTCAAGTCTTCTCTTAGATCTTTTGGCAACTTAGCAACTTGTGCTAGGTTAGCTGCAATCTGAGTAAACTTTTCATATCCTTTCTCATTAGCTCTATCAAAGTATTCAAAAGAACTCATATATTGCCAGTCATCAACTACAATAGTTTTGATGTGGCCCATTTTGTCATTTACATGACGCATTGCCTTAATAATACCAGGAGCAGTAGCAGCTGAGGTAAGATTACCTTTAGGATTGTCTTTAGTTATCTGAGTATACTTACTCTTCCAACCCTTAAAAGGTAAAGGTTTATTTGCTATGTTTATAATGAAAGTCTCTTTTGGATCTAATGTTCTGATTGAGGTAGACTTTCCTGTCCCTGAATCAGCAATTACTAATACGCTGTTTGCCATGTTTACTTGATTAATTTATTGATTACTTTAGTTAATGTTATTAATGTTTGATTGATATCTTCAAGTTTATCAACTAGATCTGTACTTGTACCTGCATCAGGATTAGGTAGATCAAATAATGTTTTACCTATGTCTGCTACAAATTTAGGTTCTTCTATTATAGAACCATTTCTAGAAGTTATATCATTGATAACTTTTAATTCACTTACAGGTATAAGATGTCTTTGAAATCCTGAGCTAGATGTAACTAATTCATATTCTGATTTCCAGTGTGGATTTGCTCTGTGCAAATATAATGTTCTTTTTGGATCTTCAGAATCATAATCAATACTTACAAACTCAGTATATATATCTTTATCTTTATCTAGCTCACTAGGAAAGAATGATACATGCAATTCATCTTTACCTTTAGGCCTGTAGGCCATCTTTGGTATATACAGTGCATTTAGATTACCACTTGTTTGAAAATAATCTTCATGCTCCTCTTTTAATTTATTTACTTTTTGTTTACGTTCTTCAGGAGTTAATCCCATAATTTCTGTGTTTAATTTTTTAGTGCTTATCATCTACGTTCTTGTTGTCCAGGAGTAGGCATTTCTGCAATCTGCATCTTTTCAAATTCTGCTTTGAAAAAACTCATTCTTGCATCACCATTTCTTGCTTTTAAGAAATGTAATACCAACGTCCTATCATTTTCTATAATATATCTATCAGGTCCATAGAACCTTATTTTCTGCTTAGCTGGCCGGTTAATACCAATCAGCATATCTGCGTGTTGAAGCATTGCATCTGATCCAAATATATCAGACTCAAGAATATAATTACCATACTTGCCATCAATTGCTCTATCAGGGTTATCAATATTTCTATTGAGTTGTGATAATGCAATAAATAAACAAGGATTATCTCTTTTACATTGTGTAAAGAACTCACCTAGCTCAAATAACATATCTAATGAATTGTTTTGATAAGGCGCTCTCTTTACAAGCATTGTATGATCTAATGTAATTATAGTTTTTACACCTTTATGTTTAGTCATATACTGATCAATTTGATCACGCATTTGATTTACAGTCAATGGTGTTGATATAATGTCTACAGGATACTTTACTCTTTCTTTAGCATACTGATGACAACTGTTTAATGTGTCAGTACTTAATACAGATCCAGCACTACACAACTCTTTATATGTCTTACCGGTTATAGAACTGAATTCTCTAATTGCTGAGGTTCTACCCACCATCTCAAATTGAAATTCTAATACTCTAAATTCATCATTAGGATTAAGCATAAAAGACTCACGTATAATCTGATCTTTAATCAGAGTTTTACCTGAGCCAGGTCTTCCACCAATAACAGTAAGGGTATTCCATTCTAGTCCATCAGTGGCTGCATCATTAAACTTAGGCCAGGGAGTGTAAATTGATTTTTCATCTCCTGTTGACCTAGCGTACATATATTTTAGTGCATCATTGAAGGCTGTATATTGGCCCACCCATGCTGGTGTTGGTTTACTCATACTACATTTTCTTTAAAGTGTTCATCTTCTGTACTTACTCCTTCTACTATCATATCACAGTAATCTGCTAAAGTAGAATGCTTTACTCTGTGTTTATCTTGCTTACATATAAAGTACTGACTTGTCTGCATATACATATAGCCTGCATCTCTGTACTCATTAACATACATTCTTGTTGCTTTATGTATTTCTTCCCATGTATGATCATATGTTTCAAAGAACCATCTAAATGCTTCCCCTAAAGCTTTGACATTATTTCTTGCAGGCTTACCGCTTGGTAACTTTTTAGCAGGAAATACTTCTCTATAGCTGTTTATCTTTTCTACAAAGTCTTTACCCATTAGTTGGATGTCAGTCTTTTTCTTAGCTTTGATAAAATAACTGTCTAAAGTAGCACAAATTACTTTGGCTTTATCTGTCATTATATATTGACCATCTTTTAATTCAAGAAAGCCTTTACTTACTAAAACTTCCCTATCCTTTGCTACTACCTCTGGTAAGGAGATTTTTTGCTTCATACCAAATAGGATCAAGCTCTGGTTTGGAGTCAGGTTTGCTTTCAGTATCTTCTGAAATAGTTCCCACATATTTTTCTAAGTGTTTTAAAGTGTTATTATGAGCATCCATTACTGTTTGTTCATTACTGAAAAATCCATTCTCAATCATTTTACATGAATTGATAACGGTTGCATGGTTGCGTTTTAAAAATTTACCTATACTGCTTTTAGTATGTCCTTCCTTGTGAGCCAAGTAAGACATAACTTGTACATATACAAGATAATCTCTGAATCTAGTTCTATGTTGTAGATTTTTAATTCTACGAAACCTAGGGTGATGATCATGTAATGCAGCTAATGCACTATCATGAAATATACCTAAAGGAATTTTTTTATTTTCTTCAAGAGGAGTGTAAATATACAATTTTACTCCATGAGTTCTATAAAAAGATTTTTTAAATTCAGCAATATCTTGCTTCCGCTTAAGTTCCTGGTTATTAGCCATTTATATTATAATTTAAGGTTATCAAAGGTAATAAAATCTACCATTCTATGCAAGTTTTCCCTTGCTTTTCTAGTTCTAGATTAGCCTTGTTAAAAACGTCATTACAGTTCCATTCACCACCTCTATATGCAGCTGATGCAGGGTGAGAACACTTTAGTATTTTACAGTTTGGAAGTAAAGTTTGCCATGCTTCAGCCTTCTTACCCATCAATATAAATACTGTTTTTGGGTTGTGCCTATTGATATTATCAAAGACATACTCTGTAAAAGATTTCCATATACCATAATGAGAACCAATTTTATTTATCTCACATGTAAATGCTGTATTAATCATTAACACACCTTGATTAGACCAACGTCTTAAATCACATTCTTCTGGTGTATACATAACTCTGCCTGTTTTTTCAAAGCTGCCAATTGTTTGCTTTAGTATATATTGTAAAGACTTTTCAGCTTTACCTTTTCTACTGCAGCTAAATGCAATTCCGTCAGCAACACCTAATTGTGGATATGGATCTTGTCCTACTATAACAACTTTTAAATCATTATACGGGCATTCATAAAATCCATTAAACACATCTTTAAATCTTGGTGTAAAACGTTTACCGTTTTCTACACTTTCAACTAGTGTGTTCATTATATGATCAAAGCTTAAACCATTTACATATGGTGCAAGCATGCGGTCCCAACCACTATCTTTAAGTTTGCTGTTTAAATTATCTCTTAAGATATTTATATCTATTTCCATTTTTTTTATTAATTTATAGTATATTTGTTAAAACTTTTTATTATGTCAGATAAAACTATCAAACAAGAAATGGTCACCTATGATTTTACAAAAAACATAGTTGGCATTGAGATTAACCCTTCATTTATTGGAGGACTTCAAACTATTGCTTCTAAATTTATGTTAGATGCAAGCGAAGAAGACCAGGTTAAAATACCTGATGCTATGAAAAAGTTTGATTTAATTATGGCATATGATCCTAAAGGTGCAGACCCAATGCCTCAATTACAGTTAGATCCTTTTGAACAAAACTTATATGTTCTCTTTGGCTTAATAAACTATTTAAGATATGAAGCTGAAAAACAAGGTTTGACAATTAAAGGTGAAGTTGAAGTTAATGAAGACTTAATGAAAGCTGCACAAGATCAGTTAGCACAAGGTTCATTAGATGGAGATCTATTAAATAAACTAAAAGATCTTGGCAATCAATTTGTTGATTTAAAAGATGCACTTAATGAGGATGAAGAAGATAAAGAATTATCTTAACTGCATCCCATTAAAGTCACCTATCTCAATACAAGATTGTATTGCTAAATTCAATTCATCTTTATCACAGTCCCCAAAGGATTTACAATACTCTTGTTTATCTTTTACAAAGCATAAGCCTGAAGATCTTTTCACTTGTATTTTGGCTTCTTCAAAGGTGTAACCAATTTCTTGTGCTATTTCTCTAATCATTGCATGCAAGCGTGCTAGTTGAGGGTTACTACCCTTGGCACCACTTACACCAACAAATATCTCTAGTTTAGATCCTTCTTCAAGTTGTTCAAAGAATTTTCTATACTTAGTACCCATTGCTTTAATAGGAAAATGTAGTTGACCGTCTTTAACAGATGCTTTTATATATACATTATCTTTCATTTGATTATTGCTAATAAAATAATAAATAATATACAAACGCAAACAGATCCAATTGCAGCTAGCTCAGTATCTATTACCTGCTGTCTTCTTTTACCCTGAGTAAGCCTTAGCTCATCAAGAGTTTTTTGAGCTTTCTTTTTTTCCATTTTTTCATCAATGTTTTGATCTACAACAATCAAAGAGATATCTCTTATATCTTCTAATCTTTGATATGCTGCATCTAACTTTCTTTGACTAGTTCCTGGGTGTATGTCAACCTTATCTAAATGTGATAATGCTTTTATAGCAGAGGAATAAATTAATATATTTTGATTAGTCTTTTTCATCTGGTTTTCTTTTTATTGGTGTGAATAATAAATAGTTGGGATCATGTGGATCTAAATCCATTCCATAGACACTGACCCATTTGTCATTATCTAATATGTATGTTACTCCTCCTATAGTTTTGGTTTCTTGTTTATTGCTCATGATGTTCTAATATTTTTTCTTCTATATCTTCTTCTAATAAATGTTGTACGTCTATGGTAACTTGATTACCATTAGCATCCGTGTTAGTATACCAAACATGCTTTATATCTGCTGATGGTCCATAACCCGGTGTACCTGGATCTCCGTTGGAATCATACCATTGGTCTGGTTCACCTGGATCATAAGTATATTCTACTTCTACTGTTTCTCCTGTGTTTGTTATAAATTCCATATCACAAAAATCTTAGTGCTCCTCCATCAACATAAACAAACTCTTGAGCACACTCAGTGCACTTGGCATTTGATTCATTACGTAATAAAGCTGGCATGTTGCAGTTAGGACAAGGTGTATCACCTTCTTCTATATATTCTTCTATTGCTTTTCTTGCGTAGCTATGTATCATTGCATCATGTGCACCACGATATTCTAGCTCTTCTTGTTGCTCTATAAAGAGCTCTTTCATTCTTCCCATAATGTTATTTTTTTAGTGGGTTATAATAAGTAATTTTTGTTTGATCAAATCCTTTAACTGCATCACCTACCCATTTCTCATCTTGTGTACCTTTGTACATAAGTATGTGACATGTAGCTGTCTCAGTTGGATTTAATCTGAGTAATCTTCCTATTCTTTGTGCTGTTTTTCTTTCATTACCATATGCATGCATAATAATACCAGCTTTTAAATTTGGTATAGTAACACCTTCTGATAATTGTAATACACAAGATAATTTATCTATCCTATTATCAGAGAATAACTCAAGGTTCTCCTCTGACTTAGGATTTTTAGAATGATAACTATGCTTGCATATTCTGTCTGCTTGTTTTTGGGTATTAGCAAATACAATACATTTAGTACTGACATTACCGAGTATACCTTTAACATAGCTCTCTTTACTTGCATAATCCATTAGAGCTCTCATCCGCATAATTCTTCCAAACTGTATTTGTTTTTCAGTGTTAGCTTCTGCTAGCCTTTTGGTAACATAGTCATAATCCTTTTTTTCTGATGTATACCAGAATCCACCTGCCTTGTTTTTCTTCTTTAAAGAAGGTAACTTAGACAACTCCAACTCATGTATAACAATCTTGTAATCATTTAAGATGTTAGAGTCAGTTGCATCATCCGTTGTAAATGTAAATTTAATTGGACAATACTTATTTACCATCATACCTTTCTCAGTGTTCTGGCTTTTTGGTGGTGTGCCTGTCAATCCTAATATTCTTCCATAAAATCTATGTAAGAATAATTCATGAGAATACTTAAGTGAATGACACTCATCTAAATATAATATGCTATAGTCTTGAGGTTCTTGTTTTTTAAGTGACAAATAGGTTGTAAAGTCTATATGATCTATCAAGTTTGTTAGATTCATTTTATCTAGTTCATCAAGCCATGCTTGTTTGACTGATAACTTTGGAACTACTACTAGCACTTTGATTAACGGGTCATAATATTTCTGAAGGTGTTGTATTGCTATTCTAGTTTTACCTACACCCATTGATATACCTAAACCACATCTTTTATGTTGTTCTGTTATTGTTAATGCATCTGACTGAACTATTTCTCTAGTGGAAATAATCTCAGGAGTATTGTTTGCCATAATATTATTGTTATTGATAAAATAATTGTCCAAGCTACTATCTTAAGTAACCTATCTTTGTGATTTTGTTTCATAAAATTATTTTTAAAGGTGGACCCTATAGGACTTGAACCTATGACCTAATCATTATGAGTGATTTGCTCTAACCAACTGAGCTAAGAGTCCTGGTAGCCGGAGTGGGACTTGAACCCACACGAACTATCCAGTTCAACAGATTTTAAGTCTGTCATGTCTACCAATTCCATCATCCGGCCTGGTGATCCCACTAGGATTTGAACCTAGAACCTACAGCTTAGAAGGCTGTTGCTCTATCCAGTTGAGCTATAGGACCATAAATTTATGTTCTAGAGCCTGAAAATCCTAATTCATAAGATTCTTCTGGATGTTCTTCTATCCACATGTGACAATTCCTACACACTGGTAGCCATGTAGATGTATCTAAGTAGTATACACCACGCCCATGTTTATGATGGACATCAGTAGCTTGCACAGAACACTTATGGATCTTTGCATGACATACTGGTTTGTCTGTTAAATACTGCCTACGCAATTTGCTATAAGCAGTATTTAGTTTAGACATTTTACTTGAGACTTTCTTAATTGTCATTTGGTTTAATGGTAAAAAAGTTATTTGGTAATAACCCTACAG